TCCACCATCTAATAAGTGCGGCCATTACGTATTCCTTTATTCTCTAATCAATCTTTGATATCCAACGGCATTCATTATTGCTCTATTAAGAGTATTGGCGTCGGTATAATTAATGTGTTCGTTATGAATTCTTTGCCATGTTAATCGCCTAACTCTGTCGTATGTTACAAGAACATCCTGCTTGTTCATTCTGTACTTCCCGGCGATTTATATTTAGTAGGATTATAACCTTGCTCAGACATATTTTCTGTAACTTCTTCGACTGTTCTATGCTCTAAACAGTATTTAATCTGTTCACACTTAGTCATCCATTCTCCACAGGGAGTAACTTGCCCCCGCCTCTTTTCTAATATGGGCAATACATGTGTGTCTTCAAATGTTGTTTTACCAAGACTGCAAAGCCTATTACACTTCCATGACTTATTTAGTTTAGGTTGAGAGGTTGATTTAATATCCTCAAACTTAGTGCGAATTATTTCTAGCGTGTCGGGAATATCTTCCCGTCCAAATTGTACCGTAAAGGGTTTATTATGGTCGATGTAGTATACAGTGAGTATAATATGTTCTGCTTCAGGGTATAGCTGGCAGCATGCAAAGTGATATATGCGCAATTGGGGATTTTTTCTACAGGATTCATACGTAATATCTTCTCCGGTTGTCCAATTAATGGCCTTGCCGGTTTTCCAATCGACAATCTCATAAATGCCCGTATCAATCTCCGTAATAAGGTCTACTGTACCCTTAATAGACAAATTTCCGGTCAGCTTTTCACCATGCCAATTATAGTCATAGGCAGCCCACGGTTCGTTAATCTCAATATCAAATTGCTGCTCAACATCAACAATAGTGCGCATTCGCGGGTCAAAGGCCCCATTGTTAAAATCCAGAGCCTTATGCACTAATCTCTTACAACGCCGTAAATCCGCATCCTCCCACTCATGATGGTCAAATGCCGCAGCATAGTAATCATATACTTGTTCTGTAAGGGGGTCAATTTCCAACTTATTAAAGTTAGTAGTAACCCGCCCCGCTATTTCATCATGTATAATTCTCTTGTTCTGCTGCTTAGCTAGTTTAGCCGCAGCTAGAATTTCCATTACTTTATGAACTATCGTGCCCTGGTCTGCTTTTTTATTGGATAATCCAGACCATCCCAGGATGTATTCACCGAAGAATTTTTGAGGACATTGGTCGTGGCAACTATAAGAACTACTTCTAAAATACGTAATTGGTATCGACATTTACCCTTTAATCTCTGGTATCCACCCAATTTCCGCTAATGGGGTGTAGACTGCATCGTTTTGTTGTCCGATATTCATATCTTTGTTATCCACAATCCAGTCAAATGTATTCCAATCAAAGTTCTCAGGGTCCAATGCGGTTTCACTAGCATGCTGGTCATTAAATGGATTACGAGCCAATCTCATAACCTTACCACCAGCATTTTGAACGGTATTTACTTCATTAGGGAATCTAGCATCACAAATGATTGCTAAATCTGCCCCATCTTCTTTTACTTTCTTAATAGTGGCGTCTGCCCATACGTTTCCATACATCTTACGGAAAATATCTGTGCCTACATATTGTAGTACTTCACGAGCGGTCATTTGTCCAGGTTCATGATATTGCAAACATTCGTTCAACATCATACCACAAACTTCTTGAACGGCTCTGTCATTATATGATTCATCACAAGTAATTCCCGGCATATCTTCCCACTTCAAATGTGTTAGGGAATTTTTATCATCGTCTCCACCATAACACTGTTCCCAGGTAAGACCTAGAATATTTACACATACTTCTTGCTTAAGAAGGTCGGCAAAACTATATAGTTTAATGTATGGGTCTAAAGCGTCTTCTCGAAACTGTTTCATTTCTGGGGTATTACGCTGAACATCAAAAATACCCTCAAACCTTTTGTCTCCATACAGGTCTTCAATAGCTAGTCTACCGTTCTTATCAATCATAAATCTATGATGAACAATACCAAGACTACTCATCATAAGGCCAATCAAAAAGTTGGCTACTGTATTTTTACCAGCCTGTTTACGACCGCTAATTCCTAATATTTTTTGTGTCATTATCCTTCTCTAATTATTCGTCTAGTGTCTATTATTATATTTAGTAGTGGTCTTTGTACTTTTTCTCCAACTAGCCAAGTTATATCACAATTGATATCAGACCAAAACTCAAAACACATTACCGCATTTCTTTGTCTTTTAATATTTTTGTGGTAATTCATATACTATATCTCTTAACAATGGGGCTCAAAAGTTTATGTACATCTGTGGCATAGTTATCTGCTATATCTCCACCAGGAAATGTTGGGACAACTATGTTATATCTATTTCCACATTTCTCAATAATACGTTCCGCATAAAGTTGACCGGCTTTATCATTATCTCCTAGGACAATTAGGGTCATTGCTCCACTTCTGTCTAAGATATCTAGCTGTTGGTCTGTTAGTTTAGCTCCAAAAGTAGCAACAGACATATGTAGTCCAGCCTCTTCAATCCTCCATACATTACCGGGGCTTTCAACAAGAATGGCAATTCCGGTTTCTTGTATGTGCGTCTTAGCAAACCAGTAATTATACAAGTGGAATTTAGTAGATAGACCCTTACTATGCTTCCATTTACTATATATGATATTTTGACGAAAGTCGGGTGGGGGGCATGGTAAGACGGGATTATGATATGTCCTACAGTCTTTACACTGGTCCCACTTAATTCTCCCGGTACACCCAACAACTATTCGGTGATTTTCATCATAGATAGGTACGACAACCCTGTTGTACATCTGCTTGCCCTTGGTGTCGCAGAGTCCAACGTCGTACTTTTCGAGAATTTCCGGGGAATATCCTCTATTAATATAGTACGCTGATGGGATTTGTAAAGACTTTTGTGCGATTTTTCTAGAAATTCCTGACAATTTTGGGGATTTTTTGCCAGAAAAGGTTTGCATCTGGTTGATAAAGTTCTGTTTTTCCCTAGATTCTTCGTTTTCACTAGGTGTTGGCACATCTTTATCAAGATATTTATAGACCCACTCTAAAGCGGCAGGGAAAGATACTGTTTTATCTCCGGGAAATTCCCAATCATACTTTTCTCTAGACAGCATACCCCTAACAAATCCAATGGGGGTAGCCATGAATGTGTTTTCGCACTGTCTAGTATTACAATTCCAATTCCCATAACTATCACGATACATATTAAATGCGGTAGTATTATTACCACCATGAATAGGACAGCATCCTATGAACATTTCGTCTGTCTTTTGTAAGTCTACATTAAAGTGGTGTAAAACATCTTCAAAATTAGACAATAGTTCATGCTGGATAATGTCCTTATCATCATCACTTAAATTCAATAGGTTCGTGTTGGTCTGGGTCATACTCACTATTCTGCAATTCAAAGCCAGTGGCTTCTAGCTCTCTTTCTCTTTCCAATTCGTGCTTAGTTTTTAATTCGCGGATTTGGGCACAACTGCCCTTCATTACACAGTTAATATAGTTATTAGAACTCATGCCGGGACCATGCCTTGCTACAATAGGCACTAACTTATGAGTCCCTTGCTCTGGCCCCCCATCCATGGTAATTTCTTCAGCAGATTTTGGCTTGTATATTGTGAGATTAGAACAAAGCCAACCAATTCTATCTGAGCCTGATGCTACGTCTGTACCTTCTTTTTCGATGCCATCTCTATTAAGCTGGATGAGAACAAGTAGTGGGACTTTATAACGAACGGCAAAGTTATGTAGACTAGTCATCATAAAGCCAAGGATTTGATATTCCTGTAGGGCACCAGACACATCTCCCGAATTCATCAATTTAAGATAGTCATAGATAATGAGGCAGTTCTTTGCTGTGCCATCGTCATTTAAACCCACCTCTTTTGTAACCCATCTTCGCATTACTGCCAATTGTTCTTCAAAGGGCATTCCGGCAATAGACTTATGCATGTAACGATTGCCGGTTTTCTTTAGCTTGTCTGCGGCATCTTTGACACGTGCCGTTTCATTTTCGCACTGTCCAAATTGTCCTGTGGCAATACGGTTAATTTCCACACTACTTAACATAGCTAGAGACCTGCATACGTGGTCTTCTTTCATCATTTCCGTATCGAGATTTAAGACGGGGGTTTCTAGGTGTCCTGCCACATGATATCCCACATTATCCGTGAATACTGTTTTACCCACCTTCATGCGGGCTCCAACAATACTAATGGCTCCCGGTCGTAATCCTCCACCAATGGCCTTATCATAGTTTTTGAAGCCAGTGGACAAACCAATTTGTTCTACGGGATTATCAATCAGGTCTTGTACATAGTCGTCAATATTCTCAGACATTGCAGTTGGGATATCCGCACCATCATTTAGTAGACTAGTAAAGTCAAAGACGGTTTCTTCTGCAATACCCAGGATATGAGTAATAGACTCGTGACCCTCAATTTCTAGTAATTGGTCTTGAGCCTGTTCAAGCTGGTCGTGTAGTAGTCGTGTAATTTCAAACTTGCGAATTTTAGCTGCAAATTTACGTATATTGGTTAGCACGACGGGGAACTTGAAAATTGCCGCTAAATGGGCTCCTTCGGATGGTTTAGATAGGATGTGCCCAACTCCTAGTTCGCTACCGGCAGAATGGATAGATGCCACATCAACATCAGCACTATCGTCATTTTCTAATATATGTTTAAGACACTTGAATATAATTTTGTTAGACTTATCGGTGAATGTGCTTTCTTGTACCATATCCGCCACTTCTAGGTACGCATCATTCCCATACCGGCAAATGCCAGCCAACACCCCTCTTTCCGCTGCTTTATCTCCAAGATAATCTGTCATATATTCTCTTACCTACTATTGCCACATTCATCACATATAAAATAATAACCTTCATCCGGGTCATTCACCAATTGACTTGGTAGAACCTCCCACTCTTCTCCACACCTAGAACATTCCATTTCAATATAGTCAATCTTACCACGCCTAGGCTCTCTGGCAACGCCCCCGCTTAATTTCTTATCAATCGCCACATCATCTTTAAACTGATTACTGACTGGCATATCTAAGAATAGATTGGGTCTACCCTCTGCTGGAATTACCATAGGCTCTGGTGGGGCAAAGTTTTTAGCGGTTTTCCCCCGCCTACCCTGGCTGCGTTTTCTTCGGTGCTCTTGAACATCAAAGCCACCCTGACCACGACGCTTCTTGCCGCTTTTCTTTTTCCTACCGCCTTTTCCGCTTAAGGTTTGAGCCTGTTGTTCTGGCTTCTTTTTCCCCCTGTTTTGTCTACGTTTAGACTTTTGCGGAGCCTCTTCTTTTTTTGACAGTGCTCCTGCCAACATATCAATTAGCTCGTCTTTGTCTAGGGATTCTAGTTGTTCTCTAATTCCCATAATTGCCTCCTATTCCTTTTCTGCATATATTTCAGATATCTTAGCCCGCTGTATGTCTCCTACAGTTTTGGCCATGGCCTGTAAACTATATGCCAAGGAATCTAATCTAGCTATTCTTTGTTCTGCATAGTTAATAATTTTTTGAAGCTTGCTTGCAAATGCATTTTCTTGACATATCAAGCTAACTTTAACTTCATACTTAGTATAACTGTCATAGTTATTTAGGTATTTTGAAGTTGTTTCTTTTAAAAGAGCATTAGCCCATAGAGAGCGAGACTTTTCTAAATTGATACATCTTTGAATATGGAATGCATATTGCTGTAATCTAAAACTCAAACTACCACACTCAGAAGCCGACAAAGATTCCGTGGTACTACGCTCTTGGTTTAAATACATCTCTAGTTCAGATTGTGTACCAGGAGGACTCAATATAGGAAGTCCAGTAGACTTCTCATAGTTATTAAGAGCTTCGTTGATTTTATCCATACGAGAATCAACACTATCCCTTGATTCTTGTGGTCCAGTCATTATCGTCCTCATTAAAGGGTAGTTGTATTAGAATAATTCCATTATTTTCACACCATAAAGACTTGTCCGCATCTCTTTGCCTAGCCTTGGCAAATCCCATGATAGACTTATGGAAATGTGGAGTATATTTGAAATGTTGCTCTCCCTGTATTTCTACGGCAGTATTAAGCACAGGAATATAGTAGTCTAGGTAGAGGGTTTGTTTATCACGAATTGGTACAGGAACTTCTTCTAAAATATGCAAAGTGGGATATATAGCATTCAGAAGTTTACCGGCCCTTTGATGTAAAAGGCTACCATTTCTACCAGATACCTTAGTCTTAGGTTTCCAATCAATCAGTTTATCATCTAGGTCTCGTATTTTCATTATCCTGCCATTATCATTTCCTGAAAGTCTTTATTAAGCTGTTCAACTAGTTCTGGCTTTTCTCGTAACTTTTCTACACAGTTTTCAAAACCCTGGACCTTTGTATCATCCGGTAGGGTAAACCATGCTCCACCCTGTTTAATAAGTCCTAGGTCTTTGCTAAGCTCGGCTATTTCAAAAACCTTATCTATACCTAGCCCATATCTTAAAAAGGATGTACCCTTGCGTCCTGGGGGGCCTATTGCTGACGTAGAACATTCCCAGTGTACTTTTTGACCAATCGGATTGTCGGCATCTTTCGGGAATAATTCTTTATATGTGGCCCGCAGCTTAACGTCGGCCTGATATTGGATTTTTCTACCGGAGGCTTCTGAGGTTTGAGAATAACCCATGCCACTTGTATTGGCAATAATGTGGGTGATACCCATGACTATAGAGCGGTTAACCGGCAAGACATTACACACCTTCTTAGTAAAGTCTGCAAGCATGATGGGCACATTATCCCTGTAGCCCTGACCATATTCACTTTCCTTACGAGAAGAACTACACAACTGAGAGAAAGAATCAAAGATGAAAATCGCCCCCGTCTTCGTGTTGATTAGAGATTCTGCAATATCGAGGTAGTCTTCGGCATTAAGAATATATCCGGGACGAGACCGTATAACTGTAAAGCGGTCTTTTTCCAGGTTAAGATGTTTAATTCCACGCAAATCTCTGTCTGACAATCGTCCTTCGATGTTAAAGAAATATACATGCCTACCATCTGGACAGTATTCACTAGCATATTCCTCCTTCTGTGCGGTTGCAGCAAAATCTAAACACAATGTTGTCTTACCAACTTTAGCAGGGCCGGTTGTTAGCACAAATGAGCCCTCTGGTATGCCTCCCCCCAACATATAGTTCAAAACAGGACTTACCGGAATAACAATTCGTGGCTCATCCACAAGGGCATTACCACTAATAAAAACATCGTCTCCAAACTTTTTAGTCAAATGGTCATCAATATCTGTAATTTCTTTCTTACTAGCTTTCTTCTTCGCTATCTAAATCTCCATCTAAGTCTTTCAGTGCGCTGATAATATTCTTTTTGCCACGTGCTTGTTTTGGCTTTGTATATATATTATGCGTAGCGCCTTCCTGTTTTTCTTCTGTCTTATTCTTTTCTGCTTTAGTCACAAGTTCAGCCTGCTTTTCCTCGATAACCTTAGCTAAGAAAGGTGAACGTAAGCTATAGCATTTCCACATTCTCTTATCTTTTAATGCGGCCAGAATGGAATTTACGTGATATTTTTGCAACAGCTTGTTTGCCGTTGGTATTTGCTGTCTGAAAAACTTTTCCCACTCTGGCAATTGCCAAAATTGTTGTGGTAAGTCTCTCCCTTGACTTTTCGCATTCTTTTCGCATATTTTCTCTACTACATATTGGGCATCTGTTACATACTTTCCTGGCGAGTATGCAGATTGAAAACGGCTTTTCTCAGTATACTTTTTGCTCATTGGTCTTTCTTGGTAGTTAGAATCTCGCCCTTCCTAATATCATAAATATTACCACGAGCGGTACGAGATATTTGCTTTGGAACCGTCTTTAAATGTTCATCTGCCATCTCGGATGCTGTTTTAGTATATACGGTCACACCCTCTCGACCACCAGCAGCCTTGTGATTGATAGCAATGCGAGAATCGTGCCTCTGTCTAAGAGCCACACCATAAAAGGTCTGAGCATCTTCGGGCACAATCAGCAATTGGTTGCACGCCTTATTCATTAAGTGCTCTGCTTTATCCTTATCATTAACGCCCCCACGAATAAGCATGTTGAGAGTTTCTTCCCAAATAGCAGGGTCAATTTCCTTACGAATTTTCTCAACCCCCAAGGCTTTTGGTCCCTCGTCTTCTTCGGTCTCTGTCTCAGGTGTAAGTTCTAGCTCGTTTTCCACATACTCTTTTACCTCGTCGTCTGAAACCTTGAGAGTAATGGCTATTTCATTATGGCTCATACCCTGTTTAACGAAAGTTTCTATCGCCGCCTTTTCTACTACTGATAGTGACATTATACCGCCTCTCTTTCCGCTTGAACCAAATGCTTCTTATTCTTTGTGGTAAGGAAGTCTAAATACATATAGAATGCCTTACGGTTGACTTCTTTGTAGGACCACTCATTAATACCCAAAGCCTTCTTTTGATGTCTTCCTTCGGAGTACAAACCTAGTGGGTCGTAGAACTTGCCGTGAGCCCCGGTTTTAATATAATATCGAAGCTGCCCATTAGCAGACACCAACTGTTTCGCATAGGCATTACTTCGCTCGGAGGCTGGTGTGACAGGGCCATCTACTTCTTTGCGCAGGTCAAACAGTCGTGGATAACCATCTTCATTATAATCTCCATGCCGGTCAACCCGCTCATCCTCTTGCCCCACAATAGTATAAGCCACAACCCTATTTTCTTCACGAGATGTTTTATTATCATCTTTAGCTGCATACATAGAAGTAGCCATATCTGATGCGGTAATCCGATGGGGATTTGGTGTTTTGTTGTGCGGTCGTTCTTCTTGTTTTGTATCTTGTTTGGTCATTATTTTACCTCCTTTTTAAATTCCATTAGATTCGCCTGTCTCATTTTCAGTCTGATTTTTCTTCTTTCTGCCACCTCTCGCACCGTAAAATCTGGCAGAATAACAAGTCAAAATTTTCATAATATCCTCTGCTAATTCTTCTTCATATTTCTTATCTTTCTTCTCAACAACCTCAACTATGATTTCAAGATTCTTGAAAATAGCGTCAAGATATTCGTAACCAAATCTTGCAAGCCTATCTTTGTATTCAATCAGTATTCTTTCAACCCTGCCTTCAAAACATAGTTTGATAAGTTTATGTAATCCTTTTCGCTTCTCATTTATTCCACTGGCTATTTCATCAATCAAAATAAACTTGTAGCCTTTGTTTTCAGCGTGTTTTCTTAACCTATCTTTCTGACGTTCAAGGTTTTCTTTTTGCTTGGCTGTTGAACATCTCGCATAGATAACCGTTAGTTTTTCTTGTTTCTCTTTCTTGACTCCCATATAAGCGTCTAAATCGTCTTGTCTGAAACGCCTATGGCCACCAGAAGTTTTGAAAGAGTTTATCTTTTCGTTGTTCGCAAGTGTCTTGAGAGTGTTTATTGACACCCCAAGATAATCGCTTGCTTCTGTGATTTTATAGATTTTCATTAAGCAAGCCTTTGAAAATGTGTGCAATAACATCTACTACATCTACTGTCCATCCATTTCCAAGCATTTTTATTGCTTGTGTATCACTTACAACAGAAGTGTATCCATCAGGTACAGTTTGCAATCTTTCACATTCTAACCTTGTTAGTTTTCTAATAACACCCTCAATCTCGTATAACCCTGTTTTCCCACCAATACCACCGCTATTAGCGTTTAATGTTGCAGATTTACCTTCGCTTGAATAAACCCTATTCCCTTGTGAAAAATTGCGTTGCAACAGTTTCCCATTATCGAGCCAAAGTTTATGTGTTGGTTTCATTACACCACCCAAGCAAACTAATCCAGAGTTTGAAGAGTGTTTGTCAACGGGTATAAATAGCAAAGTATCTTTTGAAACTGTTGTTATAGCATTGCTTTTTTCCGTTCCGTTTAATTCGTATTTCTGCACCACCTTACCTTTTTTATCATACCTTCCTCTTTGTGCCAGCCCTAAACTTTGCAATCCTTCTTCGGTAATATCTTTTAGTAACAAACCTTTGTCTTTCGGTTGCTCAATATTTGTTATGTTAGTCCAATAATATCTCGTTCTATTTTGTGCCGAAACTAAATTTGAATTGATAACTATCGGCTCTACACCTAAATATTCGGTTATAATATCTTGGTAGTCCTTTTTCATTTTTACGTTTTCAAGCAAGAAGTATTTAGGCTTTGTTTCTTCTAACAATCTAACAAATTCAAAGAACAGTTTGCTTCTTGGGTCGTCAAAATTTAATTGCTTCCCTGCAAAGCTGAATCCTTGGCAAGGGCTTCCACCTATCAATAAATCAATCTTTGGCAAGTCTGAACCTTTTACTTGTGTTACATCGCCTATATGCTTTGTATTTGGGTAATTGTGTTTAGTTACTTGCATTGCATACTTGTCAATTTCAGAAGCAAAGTAGTTATCTACTTCAATCCCTAATTTATCGAGAGCAATCTGTCCGCAACTCATTCCGTCAAATAAAGACAGTACGTTTATTCCCATCTTTCAACTCCTTAACTAACTTTTCGTTTGCATCCACAATCTTCTGCATATCCTCAACGGATATTTCTTTTTCCAAAGGCTCAAAGAAATAAACCTTCTCGTCCTCTGTCAGATGAATCATCCAGGTTAAAGAGTCGCCATACACTGTTGATACGGAGCATAATACTTAACTTCTTAACAGGGTATTCACGTTGAATAAAAAGTGAATCAAGCATGTTCTTTCTCCGTTGGTACTGTTTCTACAACTTTCCTGTGAACGATGATAGGCTTGTCTAAACCCCTCCACTTGATGACAGGTACTTTACGTCCTGGTCCTGTCCAGTAGAGTGCTAGGTGGGCTTTACGAGTGTGTGGGACTACCTGGAATTCAGCACCCACAGTGAATCCATTCTTTCCCCGTCGTTTAGCTTTCTCTATGTACTTGGGGTCCAAGGTTTCCCGATACTTGGTGAGATCCTTGGTAAGTACATCAGGTGTGATGATGCTGTCGGCTGAATCTCTGGAAAGAAGGATAGAGCAAACAGCTAGGTGTGCTGCATCCATGACAAGTTTACCTATCTCTTCTCCCGCACCGAATTCGTCCCCATCCTTCAATGAACTGATTGGATTCGTGGGATCGTTGTGATGGAGAGAGATAACCTGAACTGTTCCATCATCCATTCGCATATTGGTGGCGATACAAGCTATCAGGTACTTTTCACCTTCGTACATGGTTGTAGAAACCAGGATTGATTCAATACCAAGTTTGTTACCTACAGGCATTAGCAAGGTAACAGGTTTGATTGTAGGCAGGTTAGTGGTGTAGACCTTGCTGAGATCGAGTGAGAGCATGTGGGGGATGATTGCGGGGAACAACTTGTAGTATTGCATCCCATGCTGCAACCAATCCATTTCAAGAGGATAACGAAGAGTCTCGATGAAATCTCTTCTGTTATGGATGGTGCGATAGGTTTGGGGTATAAGCCTTTCATAACAGGCACACCAATCCTTTTGTTTGATACCACTCTCTTTTGCGACTGTAGGGTAACTGTAGAATTGCATAGTTAATTACTTTATGTTCAGAGGGGAATCAGTCCATCTGGGAATCGTTGCGTTTATGTTTGACTTTTGATTTCACCAGGAATCAAAGGTCTTTAGTATCAACGATTTACAATAACGAGTGAATAGGGATCATTGTCCGGTTCATGGTAAACACTGACTTTTTGTTTTCTTTTCTTTGCTTGGACTCTGATTCGATTACACATTGATTTAGGACCACAGTGAAAGTCTTCTCCCTGTTGGATTCGCCATTGGGATTTAGGGGTTAACCATTCGTCCCAAGGGTACTTTTCGGGTGCTCCTGCTCTTTGTGGGGGATCAAAGTTGCGAACCTTTTCTGCCATCGGTTTATCTCCATAGGTTAGGTGACTTTTCCTTTCATGCAAGCATTGTTAATGATTATCGGAAAGAAACATCGTTAAAGTTTAGGGTAACTGAGAATTGGTGTCAACCCCTTAAATTCCCCCTATTTTGTAGGGTTTCAGAGATATCTTGTAATTTCTGGATGAAAAGACTGTTGACAATATAAGGTGTAAACGGTAGCATCCAGTAAGTTTTCCTTTAGTTTTGTGAAAGGGTGTAAAGATGAACGTGCGAACTGTTCGATCCTTGGAAGAGGGTTTGGCGGTTGCTGCCGAGTTCGTCGCTGATTTCGGTGGCAGCTATAACGTCCGTGGAAATGGTGTCCTGGTATTCGACACCAACGGTATTGCTGTACTCGAACTGCAATGCCCTTGCGAGGTTTGTCTACTCAATGTTTGAGTGGCCTCAGTTTTGAGAGGGATTCTTTTGGAGAAGTGTTATGCCACGAAAAGTATTGTACCCCGAAGTAACTGTTGAGATTCTTAGTGGGCAGTCTGCACTGACTGTCGAGAGGGCAAAGGAATTGCTCGGTTGGGAATCGGTTGGACCCGATGATGATAAGTTTGAGAAGTGGGGAACGGATTTCCTCTTCCGAGATCTGCACGGTAACAAGGTGCGATTGACTCGAAACAAGACCAATCGACCTTTCCGTATGGGTTTGGCAAAGGATTATGCCAATGAAATGTTGCGGAATAAGTGGCATCTGAATGGGGAGAACATGGTGTTCGACCGATTCGGTGATGCTCAATCCGCCCAACATCGTCTGGTTGGTTTGGTTCTTGCCAGTCAAGAGTTGGAACTGAACAAAGAGAAGTGGTCGAAGTACAACCATCGTGGTGGTGTGAAGATTCCTGCCATGTTGTGCTTCGGTATCAGTGACAAGGATGAGGTTGCTGATTCACTCGATAAGGGTCAGAAGCGTACCTTGGGTGATGTGATCTTCCGTCGCCATGAGTTCGAGGGTGACTTCGATCCGAAGAGAATCAGCAATACTCTTGCTGGTGCTATCAAGTTGGTATGGACTCGCATGGGTGGCAAGAAAGTATCGAATGCTCCCAAGCTGTACCACTCAGAGGCATTGGATGTCCTTGAGAAACATCCTGCTTTGAAGGATTGTGTTGTCAAGATCTTCGAGTTGGAAGGTGGCAAGGGTGTTGATGGTAAGAACATCACTAAGATTGGTTCACTCAGTCTTCCGGTTGCTGCTGGTCTGATGTACCTGATGGCAACTTGTGACAGTGACCGTGAGAGTGGTGAAATCAGCACCAAGAAGATGGCAAAAGCCACCAAGTTCTGGACCCTGTTGGCAGAGGGTGCTGGGATGGAAAAGGATCATCCAGTCCTGATCCTGCGAAACCTGCTGATGCGATTGGAAGCAAGTTCTGCTTTCGAGAGGGATCGTATTCAACACGCTATCGTGAAAGCCTGGAATGCCTTTGCTGATGGTCATGCTGCTACCTTGAAGGATATCAAGGTTCAGGAAGGTGTGGACAAAGAGAGTGGTCGAAAGTATTTCAAGGAAGATCCCAAGATCGGTGGACTCGATGTGGTTGTTGAAGACCCTGTGATCGATTCTGTCGGTGGTTGGAACCTTGAAGACCTCTGTTGGGTTGAAGATGAAACGGGTGATTGGGGTGGACATTGGTTTGGTTCCATTGCCGCATTCATCGATATGGAGACTGCCGAAGTCTACTCCAAGGAAGATGACGACACCTTTGAGGTGGCGATTAGCTCTCTCCGTGCTGATGAGCCCGAAGATGAGGTTGTTGAGGAAGATGAGGAAGAGGTAGAGGCAGAAACCGAAGAAGAGTATGTAGAAGTGTAATCCACTGTCCTGCCTTGTAGGTAGGAACCTCGCAAGCCCCCGGTTGCTTCGGTGACCGGGGGTTTTTTTGTGTCCCCGTAGATCCCCTGTGTGGGCTTACTGTGCTTTTTTGTGGAATCATACCACCCCTCCCTTGTAGTGCTTTCAGAATTGATGGTTGTATACAACGAATAATTTTGAATTTTTTTGCTTCAAGCTATTGACCCTCTTAATCCGATAGTATATTATGTGGGTGTTGGAAGTGATCGGAAACACAAACGGGAGATAAAACGATGACTAACAGCCAAGCAATCGAAATTCTGCAAGCTGCAAGTAAGGACAACCCGATGAGTCGGGAAACAGGAGAAGCGGTCATTAATCTTATCTTTGCTTTACACAGTCAAGAAACCAAAGATACGATTTTGGGTTGTTGGATTCATTCAGGTGTATGCAAGTACCGGGAACTTTTCTAAGGGAGAATGAAAATGGCGAAGCGACTAAATCTTATGTTGCATTGTGGTGGTAGCAAGTTGGATCGGGATGTCCTTGATAAACTCAAGACTCCCAGAGCTACCAAGACCTGGACCCCCATTCCTCATGGTGGTCTGGTCGATAAGATCCAGGGTTCATTGGAGCAGAATGGTTACGAGGTAGTATCCCAAGCACACGGTACTTCCCACAACCATGATCGATACTTCGGTATGTTCCAGGTCAAGGGTGGGGATGGTGCTTCTACCGATGATGGTGATTACGGTTTGGTAGTTGGTATGCGGAATTCGCATGACAAAACCTTCCCTGCCGCCATCGCTCTCGGTTCAGGTGTCTTTGTTTGTGATAACCTTGCTTTCAGTGGTGAGGTTTACTTGTCCCGTCGTCATACCCGTTTTATCAATCGTGATCTTCCCCAAGTGATTGCAAGGGGTATTGGTCGATTGATGGATCATCGAGGTTGGCAGGACAAGCGGATTGATGCCTATAAGAACACTCGAATGAATGACATGCAAGCACATGACCTGATTATCCGCAGTCTGGATTCGGGTTGTTTGCCTGTCACCAAGGTTCCGGCAGTTGTGCAAGAGTGGCGTGAGCCACAGCACAAAGAGTTCGAGGATCGTAATGCTTGGTCCCTCTTCAATGCCTACACTGAGGTCTTGAAGGGTAATGCAAGGGTTGCACTTCCACGGACTCAGGCTTTGCATGGTGTGATGGATTCTCACTGTGGTCTTGAGCAGGACAAGGCTGAGTTGGTATTCTAAGAAACCCCCAGGTGGTTACCCGATATTGAGGGTTGTAATAGAGTCATTGTGATTCCCCACCGCTTTTTCTGGAAGGAAAAGAAATGCACTACTTAGCACACAATGGTCAGTGTTGGGCATGGTCACCCAAGTGCGGTTGTACCGCAGTCAAGTTGAGTTGGTTGTTTCAAAATCGTTTCCCCATACCAGAGGATCTTAACAAGGTCCATCACAATGTTTGGATACAGGCTACTACCTACCAAACTTGTCCTGAGAATGCCGGGAAGTATTGGTGGTTTGTTCGGAATCCCTATACTCGTTGTCTTTCGGGTTACCTCAACATTTACGTCTTGGCCCCAAACAAAAAGAAAGGTGAAAAGATCGACGTTACTTTCCGTGAGTTCGTTGAAAAGTTACCTGTGATTGTTGGGTCGAAGTATTCTTGGAAGCACCATTTTCAACCACAGACTGAAAACTTCTCACCTCAGAAGTGGCAGCTTGTGGAGTTACCACAACAGTCGGGAATGCTTGCTGGTTCAAAAGATGTTGTCTTCGATCATAAAATTCACTATGATCGGGATGGATTGTCTGCGTATATGTACGATTTAGATTTTGATGGTATCCCAGCAGATATCAAAGGGTGTAACCTGTTTGATATGGAAGGTCGGACTTGGCCTGTTGCATCATTCTTTGACGATGATATCCGTGATGGGATTGAAGAGTTCTATCGGGATGATTTTGAAGTCCTCAATCATTATGGTTTAACATTTCAAGGGGAATCAGATGGTAGCTAGTTGGACACCTACACAGGGACATATCAATTTTGTTGTGGCACTTATTGCTAGCTTGAAGGAAGATGGGATCTGGGTAGTTCCAGCTACCGGACAGGTGTATCAGTTTCAACAGAGAGCACAGAATGTGATTTTGATTGAGGGTGAAATCGATCAGACTCACCAGCGTCTTGAACTGATCCTTATGGAACTTGGTTGGTCGATGGAGATCAGAAAGGGAGAATCATGCAAGAGATAATCGTACCTTTTGTTGCTGGATTTTTAGGTGGCATTCTCGGTGTTGTAATTCTTTGGATCTATTTCATGGTGGAGGTTGATAAAGATGGATAATGTAATTCTCAATACGGATGCAAAGGGCAAAGTCAAGTTCTCACAGCAATGGGAGACTTTTGGTACTCTTGGGTTTGGTGGGAGTGGAAGCATTCCACTAGCCCTACAGGTTGGTCCTGGTAGCTTTAATCGTCAGTGCAGGAACATTTCCCGCCGAAGGGATGAGACTGTCAGAGCGATTGCTAGGGGGATTTTCCGGCGGGAAATGAATGAGGTTGAGACTGGTCGGAAACAACCGCGAAGTTCAAAAAAGAAACGGAGGTAAAACAGGTCGCTCCTGGTCGTGGGCTTGTGCAGGATAGGTGGGAGTATGTGAGCAAACGGGATGCCTTCTTCGCTCTAAGAGGGAGTCAGACAGCCAATCGGGTAGAATCCGACACTGAGTTCCCGGTCATACGTCCTTGAGATACCACCCTTGCCCCTTCCCTTCGTTTACCCCTGTCGGTCTTACGAGCAACGCATAGATCGGCAGGGGATTTTATAACTCAGTGTCCCTGCAACCCTGTCGTGGAGGATACCTATTCTCGGTATACCGTAGATCCGGCAAAGGTGTAAGAAGTCGTGCAACCTGGATGAAGAAAGTTGTGTGGGATGGTAACCCACTAATCCAGATGGGTAGAATGTTCTAACCGGAGCAATCAAAGCAACCTGCGATGGGACACTGAGATTTTTTCCTTTAACTTATGGAGTAACTACAATGCTTATTCGATTCGTTCGTAAACTTCGTGATCTTTGTGATTGGTACGTTAACAGATACCAAGAGAAGCGATGGGTTCCTTATAGCCATGACCACAATGACAAGTATTGTCAACACTGTGGGTACATCTGTGATCGTTGTGGTCGTCCTTACTAGTTTGGTAGACACAGGGCATCCCTTCCCTGTACCCACCACCGGGTGGAGAGGGCTCACCCGATTTTCTGTACGAGGGGGGCACGATAACTATTAGCTACATCGCTATAGCCCCCCTCATGTTGGACTAGCCAATCAACAGGACAATACACATTGACACGGTGGGCAAACTGAGCATACTGCCAATCGATGTGATGATTCTCATACAGGTGTGCTTCATTCAGATGTTTGTATGCTTTCTCAATTCCTTCTCTGGAAGAAAAACCATAAGCGTAGGTTCCGAGTGTGAAGGTGACTCGATCTATTGTTTTGCTTACAGGTTTTGGTGGAACATGATGGTGGTGACCTCCCAGGTAAAACATTTCAGTGTCTTCGGGTAGGTCTTCAAGGAATTCCACTATTCTTTGGTTGAAATTATCCTTCAATGTGATGTCGTCTTCAAAGATGATGACTCGTTCGATCCCTTCGTTCAGACATTGTTCCAGCACGGTCAAGTGAGATCTGTAGCATCCCCAAGCACCTTGACGACAAGCCTTGTGATGCCACCACCCAGGAGGTTGCACCAGATCCCCGTCAATCGCCTCAAACACTTGAATCGAAGGAAGCATCCAAGGAACTGGAAGTGCTCTTAGAAACGATTCTAGGCGGTCTGTGCGTCGTGTGAGATTTACCACATAACAGCGTTGGATATCGAATGGGGTCATAGTTGGGATCTTTGCGTTTATAATTGGGAATGGTGTTGGTTTGGGAGTTTGAAAAGGAAGGGAGTACAAGCGTACATGCCAAGAGGGAGTCTGTTCTTGAGTTGGTAGTAGTGATTGTCTAGTGCCCAGGTAACTTTCTTATCCGGCATTAGGAATTCACGAATTAACTCCATCGCTTTGCGAGACAAACAAAGAGCATGGGAACGGATAATCTTATGACGAAGCCCTGTAATAATTCCTTCTGGTCGTGGTCTGCCACTCATCCACTGTCCACCCATCCAGAGGAAATCAAAAGATAAATCTTTCACCCTGTCCCAACCAATAGAGAGGTAACCCATTGGTACTGCATCATCCTCAAAGAGAGCTATGTAGTCGTGACCTTCATCGAGTGCTCTGTTAATAACCTGAAAGTGGGACATCATGTTCCCATAGTGTTTTGGTTTTCCTCCCCACCACTCAGGTATTTTAAGATCCCTGTAGTGGATTCCCATTCTCTCTGGATAAGAAAAGGGCCAGTCGGTTGGGATGTCTGATCTAAATCTATCCCACCGTTTTTCATCCACACTAATACAATAACTAACCGGAGATAGGACAGACATATTGAATCCCCATGACACAACCCTCATAAGCAGCAGCACCCCCACCAAGAAGAATCAGTGGGTCCAATCCTGTTGATTGTGTTAACCGACATTCAAGGCGGAAGTTTTCAGGTTGAGAGACATAAACCATAAAGGTTTTTTCAATGGTGTACTGATCGTTGTCAAGACAGGTAGGGAATTGATCCCAAACAATACGGGACTTGGGAATCACTCCGGTTAGATCTCCCAGAATCCTTGTTTCAAAACTACTTACAATGTTTGGATAAGAGTCTGATAAATCTACCTCGAATTCAAGAGAGATAGAGAATCGATAAACACCTATGACCGAGAGTAAAATGTGGTAAGAGGCATCCACATCCACTGTGTTAAAAAATGCTGTTGCACAGTTAAAGTATTCGGTGAAATCAGTTACGGGTGTCCAGGTAGTATTATCAAAGGTTTGGTCAAGTGATTTATAGGCTTGCCAACCGGGAGTGTTATAGTTGAAGTATTCAGGGATTGAATGGAACCCATCATGGATAAGACCTTGCTGACGGTCATAAGCTGCCCTTTCTTTAAGAGCGAGAGCATCAGTCTTATTGAATCCAAAAATTGGTGGTTTATCAGGCATTAGAATGGTCCTAAATCAAGAGGTCCAAAATCTCGGTAGGGGTGGGTAGCAAACAGCAGATATACTTTGGCTTCATCAGGATCTTCAATACCGAGAAGTTCACCACGTTCATTGAGGTTGGTGGTTGCTGGTGTACCAGATGAATCGTCAACGAATACCTTGGTACTACCAGTCAGTGAGTTATAGCGGATACCATGATGGAGTAGATAGGCTTGCCAAGTTTCTTGGGCTAGGTCGGGTCCAGGTGCTCCCTGTACCAAGTTAACCCAAGTAATACCATTCGGAGTTACCCCACTCTCATTCACGAATTCCTTTTCGATACGGAACTTTACAACATAAGTCACTAACTGGTATTCAATTTCTTCAATAACTTCTGGATCAGCGGTGATTGAAGAAATCATTGCACAACCATCTGGTGCTCCATAGAATGCTCCAAGATTAACAGCACCAACATAATCCAACATGATGTTTGGATCGAAGGGTGTATCCTCATACTTTCTAACGGTGAGTACAGGGATAGGTAGGGGAGTTGTGATCTCTATTGGATCTCCCGCTTCTGTCTGAATTGGGTTTCCGAAGATATCATAACTTCTTTGTACTTGGATTGTTTCCGTAGACCAGGAAATTGTTGGTTCTATGGAAGTAGGATCATCACCCGAAGAGAGTTGATCTGCTTGTTTTTGAGAAAGATCACTACTAAAATCACAAACAACTTCCCAAAGGTAAGCCATAACCCCAGAGATTGGATGTCTAATTGTTTGTGGACTCTCCTGAATAGACTTACTAACACACCTCGATTTTGTTCCCTCAAGTTTATCACCATAGTCTGGGAGATCAGAACATGCTAAAGCATCCTCTTCATCATCGGTGGTATCATCTGAAAGAATATAATAAGTTCGTGAGAACTCTGTCAGTTTTGAAACGATTGTTCCACGTTGTACTTCTGTGGAAGCATCACCTTCCCTGTCTTTAATTCCTAATGAAACAGCCATTATATACTCCTGGTCGGATTGATGTCCCGTTTGATGTCTTCTAAGGCAGAAGCACTATCCTTTGTATTCTTCTTGATAGCATCCAAAATTGGTTTGTTATCATTCTCTACACTCTTGCGAAATGCTTCGACTGTTCCTCGTTGAAGACCTTGGATAACTTGAGAGGGTATTGGTCCACCACCACCCGTAGAACCACCACTAGCAGCAGCAGCGGGTTCAGGCCAAAGGGCGGGAATGGCATAATTCTTCCAAAGACCCTCTGCTGTTGTTCTAGCTTTACCTAAGAATTTTTCCGCCATTTCCCTTGCCATACGTTCCTTGTCAATTTCCTTAGCAGACTCTCTTGTTGCCTGTGAGAGTGCTTCAAGTTCTTGACGGAGTTTACGAATGGCATAATCTTCACCCGACAATTCGGCTTGTCGATCTTCCCTCGCATACCTATCTCTAATTTTTTGTCTGTATTCACGATTACCAGACATTAGACTATCAAATGCTTTTTTACCAAGATAAGTACCAAGTTGAGCACCAGGAATCATCGAAGCAGTTTTATACATGGAAACGATGGTATCATCGATTCCCTGCATAACATTAAGAAAGGTTTCATGGAGGTAACGAATTATACTGTCCCAGATTCGTGTGAAGGTTACCTTAACAGTGACCCAGGCTAATTCAAAACTCTTTTTGAGAATACTGAGAGCATTATCCATCTGACCTGTTCTGAGTGCTTCCCAGAATGCCCCCAATGCTCCCTTGAGGGTATCAAGAGTTCTCCCCATATCTGTAAATGCTCGATTCCAAGAATTCTTCAAACGATCTACAGTTGCCATACCCTCTTCGGTATATCTGGAAGTATAATATCCTAGTGCTACAAAGGATGCGATGAGAGCACCAATGGGTGATAGAAGGGCTGGGAGTAATGCTGCCATTCCTGCAAGAGTGGTAGCTACCACATTAAGTGACATTGCTACCAGGGAAAGGGCGGGACCAGCAGCAATGAAGGTAGCACCTAATGCTGCCATCTTTCCAACGATGGTAATTATCTGGGGAATAAGTTCTGCATTGTTTTGAACCCACTCATTGAAGTGTGCCAAGACGATGCGGAGTGTGTCCAGCATTTCAATGAAGGATGCCGAGAGGGCTTCACCAATTGATGTACGCAAGGCTTCAAAAACAGACAGGGCTCGACGGGCAGCACCACCAAGACCAGACTCCATTTCTTTGGCAACCCTTGCGGTACTTCCTGCGGCATTATCAAGAGCGTCGGCAAGTTCTTGTGATCGTTCTCCCAGGGCTGTTGCACCTGTGATACCTCGAATACCAAACAACTCTTCCATCACTTTGAATCGTTGTAAAGCTGACATTCCCTCAGTAGCTTTCTTCACATCCATGATGACTTCATCGAGAGTACGGAAACCACCACCAGCTTTCTCGACCTGGATAGCTACACCAAGAAGATCCTCAGATTTTCTTGTGAGTTCTGTCATAACTCTTCGGTAAGTAGTACCACCCTGAGTACCCCTAATCCAAGCATTGGAGAGGTTACCGAGAGTTTCCAACATATCCCTCATGGGGATCTCAGCAGCATAAGAGAGACTTGCCACAAACTTCAAACCATCTTGAAGTTCTCGCATGGAAGTAGCTGCATTATTTACGGTGGCAGTTACAAGGTCTGTTACCTGTGCTGCATCACTTGCTTTCATTCGATAGGCTTGTAATAGACCGGAGGTGATGTCTGCTGCTAAGGTGGCATCCTCCATTGCTGATTCCCCCTCACCCGCTGCTTTGGCAAGGTCGAGGATGGAAGCAGTCATTGCATCTATTTCATTTCTATCCCAACCTCTTCGGGCTAGGGTAGACATTAGTTGAGCAACTTCTGAGTTTGTGAATGATGTAGTTGCTCCTAGCTCTTTTGCGGTATCTCGTAGTTTGAGATATTCCGCTTCTGTACCAGAACTGCGAACCATCACCTTACGTATGGTATCATCGAAGTTTGCGTAAGTCTTCCCAGCCCAACCCATCGCAGCGGTAATAGCAACTGCGGTGAGTACCATTCTACGACCGATAGAATTGAAAGCATCACCAGTACGGTTGAGATTACCCAACATAAGTGCAGCATTTTGGAACTTATTGGCTATCGTTGTTGACATTCGTGCAAGGGCTCGAAGTCTTTGTTGGATAGCTCTTGTAAATTTCTGCCCAATGCGACGGGCAGCAAAAGCACCACGAATAAGCATCTGAGTACGGGCAGCCCAAGCAGCAATGCGTTTATGTGCAGCAGCAAGGACTTGCCCTGTTTTGTCGATAGCTTGTAGTATCACAAACGCTTTACCACTAAGTGCTGGACTACCAGGCATTTTTCTAACCTTTCAATGAACTTTTCCAAAACTTTGACATCCTTTTCATACCTTTTTTGAGGGCAGGTTTCATAAAGGATCTTTTTGGATATCGTCCTTTGGTTTTTGTTGTGGTTGTTCCGATGATAGCCGGGATAACGTAGCAGAGATTTCCATTCTTTGGATGATTAGCAATTCGATAAATCTTTACCGTTTTTCTTTTACCCCTGCCTTTAGGTGTTCTACCAAAGATACTGTATTGGAGTCTGTTGGAACCTACTCTTTTCCACCTACTGCCTTTCTTTCTGACAGAACTTAGTGGTATATAGGTAACACCTCGACTTCCACTTTCCCGAAACTTTGGTTCCCTGAATTCTCTCCGTGCTTTACCACCATGCTCATGTAACTGAGGTGCATGTTTTCCTTTTTGCTTGGAGGTAAGTTTTACTGATCCAATCGCCCAACTGGTCTTCCGTGTTGAAGTTCCTATCTTGTCAGCAATGATCTTCCGCATTGGATGACCTGCTGCCCTGGTCTTTGGTGGTCGTCCAGGTTTGCTAGGTGATTGGAATCCTGCGGAAGTCTTTGCTTTATGGGCATTCCGAATACTGTTGATTGCTACTTTGCGGATATACAAGGCTTTCTTAGCCATAGGTTCATCGACCCATCGTTTCCATCTTTTTTTCAGGATAGATCGGTCGAACGTATACGTCGCTCTTGAAGCAGAACCAAACATTATTTCATTTTCGTAATGCCCTTGAGGGCTTTGATGTTACTGCCAGTAATCTTTGTAACTCCTACTTTTGAAGTACCTGTGTCTTCCATAAATGGGTGCAACTTTTGGTAGGTAAGAAATTCAATCTTACCACCGAAGATATTGGAAACTGCCGCGAACAAGTTCTGGACAAAAGAAGCAACGGTGATAGTGTGGTCCCAGGATGTTACAATTCTCCCTTCGGCGTAGCACATAAATTCTCTTAGGGTGTATGTCTTTACCTCTGAAATTGGCAAGCCAACGATACCTATGAACTGGTAGAAATCTGACCAACTTTTTCTTCGATTTTCTTTATTTCTTTCTCTAGTACATCGTCCATCATCGGACCCGCTTTCTCCAAGACTTGATTGTTCGCCTTGCTCATCTTTTCGTCCATGATCCTCTTTAGACTTTCTCTCTGCTGCTTTAGTAATTGCAGGAAGTTCCTCTGGTCTAGGAAAAAATCCGAGAGGGATTCAAACAATGCCTCCCTTCCAAGTGTGACTGAGTTACCATCGAGTGCCTCTGTGAATTCAAACTCATCTTGTACTTCTGGATTTTGATCCCTGACAATTACCCAGATCAAGGCGAATTGAAGTCTGACATTGGTGAAGATTTCTTTGAAGAATTCTTCATCAGGTTGTAGAAAGACGAATTCAAGATCCGTGATTTCTGAGAAGTCTGTACCATCGATTTTCTGTGCGATAGCTAGAGTCAATTTACAGTTCCAGATACGTCCTTTTGTATCCATGAAGCTGTATTCAGATAGGTCTTTTGTTTTTTCTTTCTTAGCCATTTTTTCCCTCTCAAGGATTCGGTCGTTTACCTTGTATATACTCCATCATGGTAAACAGCCTTTGTTGGTTTTGAAGTATCAGTTGTTGGTTTTGTTCCACCGCTTTAATACGCTCACGAAATTCTTCGGGTGGAAGTTTGGCAAGAATTTCGTGAACCTCTTTCAAGTCCTTCCGATGTTCCTCTTTATCATCTTCGATTGCTTTTTGAAACTCCTTGGCGACAGCCATCACCTTGTTGTCAGTATCTTTTGTGACTTCGTACTTGAGATTTTCTCCATCATGCTGAGTGAAGCGTCCCCCTGCTTCCATGAATGCTTCCATCTTCATGTTGGTATGTGTTACCCAAGTAAACCAACCAAGAGAGGGCAGAGCAATCACAGAGAGGACAGTAATAAGTCCTTTCAGTAAAACACTGTAGATAGGACCGAGAGAAACAACGGTTTGTTTTCCCCTCTCAATAATCCCACTCTCACCAGCAATTTTATCTATGAGATCATCGAGTACATTGTTATCCTGATTTTCCATTTCTAGCTTTCTAGTTTGGGTCGTCGGTATGCTTTACCACCGAATAATGTAACGGCGATCCAATAGAAGAAAGCCCAAGGACGACTTACACCACATGCCCTAAGACCATAGTAAAACACTCTGTCTGCTTTCTTCTTCTTTGTTTGCTGTCTGTATAACCAATCATGCACAACAGCAGCGGGAGCCCCTTCTTCCCTGGTAGGCATAGTAAGGTAAGCTAAGACAATGGGTGGAAGAAACCAAAACAGGTAAGTCGGTACAAAGTAGGTTACAAGAACCACAACAACCAGACCCAACACCGCAAGGGGCTTTCTAGGAACACTGGCAAAGTCTGTTGTTTCACCAGAGGGAACCTGGAAGACTTCACCTTGCGGTGTTCGGTAGGTATGGTCTTTCAACAGTCGCCAACGACGGACTCCTACTAACTCTACACTTAGAGGACGGTAGAAGGTTCCGTGGAGACTCCCGTTGATTCGTTCGTTCGCAGTTTGGTTGAGCATAATGCCCACGCTCCATAGTAATCGATGTACCTTTGAAGGGTACTGAAACTATCTGTGAGATACAGTTTGTACTGACCCCATGAATTTCTGGAACGAATGTAGAGTATCCCATCGACCTTGATGAGTTTAACAGCACAGATGGCATGTCCACGGCGACCCCAAACGACCGGCCAACGTCGAAAAAGAGCATTGACGAATCCTTCTGAGGTTGCAATATCCATCCATTCTGTTGCTTTGAAACGCTCGGCTGTGCTTGTCCAACCAACGGGGTGTCGATTTCTCCAACCCACCAGGGGGAAGGAATGTTCAAAACCTTGGTTGGGAGCAGGAAGTAAACCGTTCTCAGCAATCTCTTCCAAAGCACGGTCGATGTTCGATCCACGGTCTACACCACCATTGATTCTCTTGTAGAGGTGGGCAGGTGAATGACGGACAGCAGCACCATCATCTATGAAGTCCTGTACTTCATAAGCAGTCGAAGTTGCTTCACAAGTGCATTGACCATCACCATTCTGATCGTGAACCCACGGCATATCGACTTCGATAGAATCGACAGTTTCGATGTAGTGGTCCCATTCCTTTTTGTCCACCATCTTGATTCGGTCTTCAAAGACGGGTGAACCAATAGGATCAGCACCAAGCGTAGTAGCACGCTTTTTACATTCTTTGGTAATACTCGTTCTGAGTTCGTCAATGTCAAGGTTGGGAACCTGCCAAGCATTGACGTTCACGGAATCGGGATCTACATGACGATCAGGATTATTCTTTGGGGTAACCCTTTTCTTAGGTGCTGCTTTTTTGCGGGGAGTTCTTTTCTTAGCCACGATTAACCTCCTGTGTCTTGAATGAGTCGAATAACCTTGTCCACGGAATCGGGGACAGGTCCAAAGTAAAGCACCTTGAGGTCATCGTCTGCGATAGCGAGTACGGGGAGTGAAACTCCTTGGTCGGTTGCCATATTGAGGTACTTGGCAACTACCTTCCCCACAGGTGTTTGATCCTCCCCCTGGTACAAGGTCTTGTCCCTGATAATCCAGTGGTGTCCCTTGTTCTGTAGGTACTCCCGAATCTTCGGATTCCGAATGACTTGTGCTTGTGCTACCGTCAAGTCCTGGTTCTCGTAAATAATCCGAAGGTGGCGAGTACCTGGCATCGGAGGGTTTTCGTCTTCTTTTTCTTCCTCCCCTTCATCATCACTGTCATCACCTGTGACTGTGACTTCGATTTCGGCATAGCCTTTTCTGGAAGAAACGTAAAGCAAGTAGTTTCCCGTAGGTTTAGCCGAGAAGATTACGAAAGGTCGCATTCCCCAATCGACACAACCCCTAGCACGGATTCCTGCACCTCTTGGGTAGCAGGAGAGGACCGTGGCAGGGTCTTGGATGTCTTCTAGGGTCAGTCCCTTCACGAAGAGATCAATTTCCTCGCCTGATGCGACCGTAGAGGGTCCATCGAAAACCAGGGCGGGTTCCTGAGACATCGCGTTAGAAGCGATTGTGTGGATGCTCAGGGCTAGGACTAGTAATAGCCTAGCTGGAAAATCCTTACACATAATTATCCCCTCTCATGGGTAGAGTTAAAAACTGATGAATCGGGCAATGATAGCAAGTATCCTTTCGATGAAAGATAACAAGCTGTCCCAATCCAACGATGGGTCTGCAAAGGCTTTTGGATTGTCTGCTACCAGTTCGTCCAGTACGAGGGCAGCAGCGGCGGAACGATCCAAGTCCTCAAGGCGACCCTCAACTTTCAGTTCCTTCATCTTCGTTCGGATGTTGCGGAACGTGATTCCCATTTCTCGGCGTTGTCGCCAAGAGATACCGGGGGAATCGGATAGCTTTGTGTAGATCTCTTTTTCCGACGAATCGGGTTGAGTATCTACGACAGCCGGTGGTGTTGGTGTGGGGACTTCCCAACCAGACGGTTGAGCCCACAACACGGTGAGCATAGCACAAAGAATGACAGCACCAGCGGCAAGACCTAACAGAAACGTGCGAGTAGACGGAAACATTACGGACCCTCTCTTTCAGATAAATGGGAAGGAGGAAAACGATTACCCCTTCTAGTTTGTTTTTTCTTTGGGTGGTGTTTTCTTCTTGGGAGTTTTCTTGGGAGTAACCAAGATCTCATCACCGAGTTTTTTCATACGGATGAATTGATTCTTCTCCCGAATGTAAGTCTCTTCCATGTAGACCACTCGATTGGTTGCAATCCCTTCGATGTCGAGATCTTCAACTACCATGATGTGATGGTCGGGATAATCCTTGATAGCTTTTGCATAAACTATCGAGGCGGGATGATTAGGATTGCTCTCTACCATCGTCTTGAGATCTTTGACAGTCAGCTTGGAAGCAGACATCACTGTGACTCGATCAGCAATCGCTGCTTCGGGAGGAAGTGTTAACTTCTCCAAAACTTTCTTAACATCATCGTTCATAGTAAAATCCTTTTGAAAAAACCCACTAGGGGCGTAGTGCCCCTGTGGGTATTGTTGCGTTTATGTTTGGATTACTCCAAAGTTCCGCCGGTATACGCAACCCAAGAAGGATCAATCTCAACATCAGATGAATCATTCTGATAGGCAAGCGTAAGACGAACGGAATGGTTTGAAACATCGTCCAGTGGTTGTTCCCAAGGGAACTGACTGATGATGAAGTATGCCCGTAAACCTTCTGCATCGGCACTGGTAATGTCCCCAGACATAATCTGGAATTCCATATTAGTACCGGCAAAGAAAGCAGCACGGAGGGCTTCAAAGACTGCCTCAGTCAAACCGTGACGCAGTTCAAACTCAACATTGATCGGATCAAAAGTACCAGCAAGACCCTTGGCGAATTCCGAAGCACGGCGACGAAGTTCGGCAACAGCCCTGGTAAATTCTGATATGGACACATCACCGATTTCATCGATGACTGTCCAAGTAGGCGTAGCATACGAACCTGCATTGTAGTACAGGAACATATCATGGCCTGTTTTTGGACCGTCTAGTGCCATTGGTTAAACTCCTAGAGAGTTGTCGATTACACAGGCATACGTCACGGTGAAGTACACCTCAAAAACACTTCCCTCTCTCATCCCCGTATAGTTGAACGGTGTACCACTTTCATCCGTAAGCGGTTCGATGCTCTGTGGGGAAAATCGTATACTTGTCGTATCCAGGGTAAAAGTCTGTAACAGGGTGTGTCTGATCTCTTCCTCTAGTTCGAGGAATTTATCAATCTCATCATCGTCACTATTATCAACACCACATTGAATTCCTACCTGAACTTGGGCATCCTTCTGGTAAGAATTTCCTCTAGTAAGTACCGTGTCTTCTACGGGTAATGGGATTAGGATTACTCTCGGTTTTCCTTCGATGGATTCGAGAGTAGCTATCGGCATGTAGGTTCTCTCGGTTGTAAACGAGTTATCTACATAGTTCCCGTTGTCACGCTTGGTGACAATTGCTGCTTCCATTTTAGTAGCAAGTTGGGCGAGTACCGATGACATTATCCAATTACCTTTGTGTAGATCATCAGTCGATCCCTGGTGTGGGTCGTGTGACGATAAGACGGTTGCCCCTCCCCAACGGGGGCGACTTTGCATTTAATGCTGTCGTGTTTGATCCAGTCTCCCGGTCGGGGAAGGGTTACACAACCGTCAATTTCAAGATCTGCCGAATCAATGACAAACACTCTAACGGTTTCATCCACCGGCATCCCGTAGGCAGCTAGTTCATCAGGAGACATTTCCTGTGGAACTGCTGTCAAGGATACAGAGCTACCACCTCGATGGTAGGTGACCGTATCTCCATCGATACCCGCCATACGGGGGCCGATGTATGAAAACCGTTCTGAGAGTGAATATGTCATGTTAGATCAGCGGAACAACATCCAGGTAGACTTTGATCTTACCAGCGGGAGTACCACCGGACGTTTGCTGACTGACGAAGCCTTGCACAGCCTTGCCAGCAGCAACCACCTTGGCAGCATCACCTGTGGTAGCTGAGAAGACATCACTGGTTCCAACGATGACATCGTTGACAGCATCGGCAGCAGCATCACTTGCGGTCAGTGTTGCGATGGCATTGTCATCACTGTCTTCGATGGTAACCACACCCTGGTCTTCCGAAGAACCTGCCATCTGTTCCGTGACGATACCCCAACATCCACGGTAGAGAAGACCGTAGACATTCTGGTTGGCGGGAATCAGAATGTGTTCATCGGTATCACCATTGTCTCCATCACAATCAAACTCGTAGACGAACGGGTTGATTGCATTGTAGCGTGAGGTGATGTCGAAGGGGATAAAGGCGACACAGTTAGCACCGCTGACTTTTGCTTCGCAGCAGATGCCAAGAGGAATGTCACCATCACCAACTGCAAGGTTGGGAGCAACCGCTTTCTCAGCGGAAGCATCCCACCACACTTCGTCACCTACCGAGAAGGTAGTAGCCGAAGCAGCAGCAGCAAGACGGACACCAGACTTCGCGGTAGCGAGGTTACCGCGAGCACTTGCAGCAATGGCATTGTCCACGAACCCAAGGATGCTACCTCCCGGTTGAACAATATCCCCTGCCGCAAGGGCAGAACCGGGAGTGTGATACAATCGGTCTGCTTCCGACCGATGCAGAGTATCAATCCCAGAAGGAATGTTATACTTATACGTCATTGTCTCATAACTCCTAATGTGTTTGGGAAAAGGTGTAGGTTACTTTCTGGAAGAAAAGACCTTATGCACCAGCGGAGTAAACCATTGCCTTGAGGTCACCCATGCCGACACCGACATCATGGTAACTTCGGACCTGGATACCAAGAGTATCGAAAGCGGTGTCATCAGTTTCCGTGGTCGGAACCTGATTCCCGTTGAGGAACCCGATCAGGATAGCCGCGAGTGTGCCGGGGTCACCAGAGAGGAACCAGTGGTTGCTGGTCTGTCCGGTAATCGCCGTACCATCGGTAACCTTCTTGATCGAAGTGTTGTTCATGTACGGACTCGAAAGCGGTCGGTACTTGCCAACGTGCGGGTTCTCAGCGAAGTCTCGACTTGCCGCATTCCCAACACCATCGGCCAACAGGTTGCGAGTACCAAAGAGATCCTTGGCAAGCACGGAATCCTGAGTACCGACGATCAGACGATCAGGACTGACCAGGATGGGTTTGCCACCACTGTCAACTTGATCGGCATAGATCTGTTCAGCTTCGGTGATACCGTCAATGCTGAGATCCTTGTTGGTTGCCACAGTCGGGAAGGATGCTTTGTTCGTACCAAGCAGATCCCAGACCAACTCTTCGGGAACCAGGGCAGCGAGTCGAGCAATGCTGCGAGCACCATTTTCCAGAACACCGAGATCGTCGTTAATCATCTGTTGACGACCAAGGACCATCAGCATTCCGTAGGTGTCGGCTTGCAAGCTGTACTTCGCATCCGTCATGGTTCCCTGTGCCAGCTTACCGTCAGAGTTGACTTTGCTGTAACCACCGTGGACATCCAGACGGTAGAAGTTGTGAGCACGGAAGTCATTGAGTGACTTCACTTGAGCGATCTGATCCCAGACGGTGTTATACATCTGGTAAGATGCGATGGTTGCTTTGTGCATCACATCGTCAAAGATGTTGGCAACACCGAGAGTCGTGAAGCCTTGACCGGCAGCACGAATGAGACGGTTTGCTTCTTTGACCGTTTGGAAGTATTCCTTGCTGGTCTTGTCCCCAATGAAGGGAGCCATACCAGCAGCTTGGATCTGTAGATCGAAGATTCGGGTGAGCGAAATGTTTCGGACAGAAACATGATCCGCTGCTTCCAATTCCTTCTCACTGTACCATTTCTCGACACCGAATTCCCTGCCATCTTTCTTGGACTTGGCAAGGGCAGGAACATTCATCTTGCGAAGCATCGAGACACGAATCGATTGGGCAAGCAATTCGTTCTCAGGGGTTCCCTTCATGTGGATTCCACGGAATCCTTCGGGATCAGGTCGAGAAGCATGGATCAGGTTGAGTTCCACTTTGTCCTCCGACCATTCTTTCTCGATAGCATGTGCTTTCAAAGCACTACGGGTCTTGAAGGTCTGACCGTCGATCTCGAACGGACCCTTGACATCTTCGTATTTTGCGAAGATCTCGGAGACACGTTCGATCTTTTCGTGCTGGGCAGCAATCTTTTTGAGATCCAGACCAGGGGCAGTCGGGGGATCTTCCGGTTTCTTCGGAGGATCAATAGAACCTGCCTTGATCTCGGCATCATAAGTTGCCTTGAGGCGAGTCTTTTGATCGTCAGTCAACTTATTGACATCGAGACCAAGAGACTTGCAATAGGCTTTTAGCCATTCTGCAAACTTCATTTCATGTACTCCTGTGGAAGAGGGATTGTTCTTCACCTTAGCGACGATGGCAGATGTTTTGCTGTCAGCACCAAGTACCAATACCGAGAGTTCTCGGATCTTAGACTTACTGGCAACAATAACAGGACCGCTAACAGTCCTGCCGTTGACGGTATCCGTATCACCCTCTTCAACGATATAACCGTCTTGGATAGAAGCACCTACCGAAACTTGGAATGGAAAACCGCCACGAGCATCCGAAATGAATGACTTGGCGACTTCCGACGTAGACGAAACTAAACCATCAGCGGTGATCTTCTCACCAATCTCTTGTTTGGTGGTATAGCCAAGTCTGAGACTCGTATCGTGATCCATAATGATTGGAGTCTTGGGTTTGTCAAAAGACGCACCTACGAAATCAATCACTACGGGAAAGGGAAAACCAGTGAGGTTCATTGGTTCCCCACTGTTGGCTGAAAGATGAATAAGGGGAAGTTTTTCTTTACCCTCTGCATCTTTCTGGACTGCTGCGATTTCGAGTTTACCAGGAAGGGCAAGGCTTTCAGGAATGTCTACCTTACCTGCCCGTAGGAAACCTGGAATCAACAGCGATTTAGGTTTAGGTCTGAGTTTCATTGTGTGATCCTTTTGATTCGTAGAATCAGAAGTACGATGAATCTAAGATTCTGAGTTCTCATTTCTGGAAATAAACTGTGTGTATTTTGTCAGGCAGTCTTGAACAATTCAAGAGCGATCAATGATAGACGCTATCATTTCTTTGACTGTCCCGGTTGTTGTGGTTGTCCATTCTTCCCAGGCTGTTGCTGTCCTGGTTCGGGGGCTACTGGTTCCGGTGTAATCTTTTGCCGGAAGTCTTCATCCTCTTCAATCTCTTCCCGCCAATCCTCGATATCACGGTTGTAATAAGTTTCTTGAATCCAGCGATCAGTGATGAACTTGTTTTCTCGGAGGGTTTTGAGACTGTTGGCGACTTTTTGTGGGTCCGTATGATCGAGACCGATACGATCCCATCCCCAGCGGTGCATGGGTACACTGTCTTGTAGTGTTGGGTTCTCTGCGGTAATGCTTGGGATGACTCCCCCTTGGAGGTAGCCGGGAGTCCTGATTGCTTCTTCCCACCAGCGGGGCAAGACGTTGGCATCGAGGACTTCTTCTTCACAGTGATACCTTTCTTGTTCCCCTGATGCTTTATAGATATGAGCATCGACCACAGCACTTGCCATGTTGGAATCTTTGGAAGTTCCACCAGCAATGTTGAAAGGAACCATCAGGGGTCGAGTGATCTCTTTCAACAGAGCATCGACAAAAGCATCATAAACCGACATTGGGTGTTCCGGTGTCAGTTGTTTCATTTTGTGTCCCCACGGCAGGGTGGTCATCATACCGTGAGAAATCGGAAACATATCGAATGGGTCATCATCGTCACCGTAGGAGACAACAGAGGGGGGACCATCCGTTTCCAAGAGTACCGAGAAACCTGCTGCCGATTCCGCTGCTTTGACGACAGCTAGGGTGTAGCGTCGAAGCAAAGCACAGAGGGGAAGTGAGGGTGTCGTTTCAGGGATACCACGCAACCAACCACGATCTTGTCGGAACCAATGGATAATCCACTTTGCCTTGACCCAATTACCTTCACGTTTTTGGAGGGTATAGTTTTGTTGGGTACTGCCTGGATGATGTTTGAGCAGGAAATACTTTTTTGGATTCCCATGTCTGTCAAACTTGATACCATCGACTTCATCAGGTTGGAGAAGCGGTCTTACCTCTTCACTACTGATTCTGTCGGTCTCGATTACATCGATATCAAGTTTGATGGGATACTCTTTGCGGTTGCTGTAGAAGATACCAATCCCTTCACCATCGACCAGTTTGGCAAGTCGGAGTCTCCACAGTTTACGTCGAAGGTTGATATGCTTCGACCATTCCATGAAGCGTTGCTCGATGTTACGGGCCACTTCTTTAGGAATGCGTTTATCTGTGATTTTCAGCTTGGGACCACTACCGATGAAATCGTTAGCTAGGGTGAGTGCAATTCCCTTGAGATAGGGATTGTTCTCAATGATTTCATAGCGACTTCTGGAACGAAGACGTTTACGAACTTCATAGCTGTTGGCTGAGTGGGGATCAAGGTTGTCTGTATTCAACCAATGATTTTCAAGGGCAAAGTCATCATTTGAACTAGCATCGTACTTGGCTTTCATTGCCATGTATTCTCGATGCGAAATCTGTGTTGGGGATTTTCGGATTGGTTCCCCTCGATGATCTAATAACATTTTCATTCGTCTATTCCTATGAAGGGATCAGGGAGTTCGGTGGTTGCACCAGCATCGGCAGAGATAACTACCTTAGTCCACTTACAATCAGAACCACGGCGAACCTCGTAGGTTGCTCCCTTGAAGCAGTTGGTGAATTCAACAATTGCTGTTGAAGCATCACTTATTTCTGTGCGTATCTTGGAATCGTAAGAACCAGTGCTGGATGAATAGGCTTTGAAAATCCTCATATCAACGCTGATACTACCTGTCTTCACACCTTTTTCGTTGTAGGTGTAGAAGAAGACAGTGGTTTTACCCGCCTCTGATGGACTAATACTACTACCAGTCAGGGAATAGGTTTGTGAGGTTGCACCACTCACAACCAGGGTTGCTGTGTGATCCTCGAAACCGTTCTTGGTAATACCGATTGTCCAACTAGCATCATCTAACCAGAGGTAGGCAATACCAGAAGCGTTAGTAGTTGCTTCCTTCCTGGTAGCACCCAAGGTAGCAATGACAGTCGCACCAACAACAGGATCAACACCATCATTGACTGTGATGGTAACAAGGCTGAGTCCAGAACCACCGTTAACAGTATCGAGGGCAGCTTGGATGGTGATTGGGAAATGGATGGTGGTATTGTCTGCGATGGAGTAGTCAATTGGTTCCAGGAAGTCACTACCATGCTTACGGATCATTACTACATGCCCCTCGTAGGAACCTGTGTAATCTACTTGGTAGCGACCCTTACCATTGGTTAATTCAGATGGTGATAGATCGGAAGCAAGGGAGTTGTCGTCTATATCGTAAAGGTCTACGAGCAGACTTCCCTCTTGTCCTGTGAACCATCGAAATTCGAGTGGGGTAGTTGCCATGATTATTTCCAGACTGGTTTGGAGTGACCATCTTTAACAAGCAATACACTAATCGTACCTACAACACCCATATCGTTTCGAGAGACTTCACCACAATTGATTTTGATATCTGTCTTTGGTGATAGCCCAGGTGGTATTGGATACTTTCTTGTGTACGATCCAGAACCAGTAGTAACTAATTCAATCTTTCCTTTGACAAGCCAAGGACCGGAAGCACCATTGTTGTGTCTTGCTTGCCAAGTAAAGTCAGCATAACCGGCTGTTGCAGAACCCGTATTGGTAGTTCCTACTGAGTAATCAATAAAGTATCCTTTATGTCCAGAGGGGATTGTAAAAATAGATTGTTGGGTTTGCCCATCACCAGCAACGATATAGATCCCAACTGTTCCATCTGAATCATCATCGACTGTCAAGTTCCCGTCATTGGTATCGGAACTACCGGCATGAACACCAAATGCTCGATAAAGACGTAGGAATTGTTTATTAAGTTCTACATCAGTTGTACCGTTAAGAATGACTGTTTCCGTTTGAACATTCCAATCTCCATTACCGTCTGCTGCTAATCCTTCCACATGGAAGACACCTACACCTGTTCCAGTTGATCGGCCTATTCGGTAAGTATGTCCGAGGGTATTATCTGTGGTGGAAGGGTCCATCGAGGAAGTATTCTTCATCGTGGAATGAGTGAGTTGAGTCTGTGAATCAATAGCTGTTACAAAACCTAGCTCACCTGTGGTATCGTTGATAACCACATCACCGACTGCTACGGAATCATCTTCAAACTTGGCAGAAGTATCAATCAGAGTTGTTGTACTGCCTCCTGTAGCTGTTCCAGAGGATACCGTAGTTCCTACATCGGTTGTTTCGGTACTGACCGCTTCAACGGTCTGATTAGTGGTATAGAAGAAAGCGTAGATGCCTCCACCACCCCAAACGTCTTCGGGATCGGTATTGGTATCCACATCGGGATTGTTACCAAACTTATTGATAACTCGATGTCCTGAAACATTTCCCTTGGCAACTTCGATTAGGAAGTCTGATGGTTGTCCCAGACTTATTCTGGAAAAGAAACAGAGAATTAAAATCAGTAGGTATCTCATTTACTCACTCCTTGCCGCTAGGCGGTCTTTGATCCACTTGGGAGGTTGCTTAACGTCGCCCTGTTTGATTGAGGCAATTGCTTCTTCCCTTGTCTTGTTACGGAAGAATTTATCATCTTCCTGCCAGTAACCTTCTTTGAGTTGTTCAACCTGAACGATAACTGTTTGAGTTTCAAGTTTCTCGAACTTGCCAGTTTCAGGATTGAAGTTGACTCCCTCTTTGAGTACCTTGCGTTTTTGTCCAGTTTTGACTTCGATGTAGTTGGGTGTCTGTACTTCAACTACCTGGATCTGTCCCTGATCGTCTTCCTGGTAATCGTAGGTGGTTGTGAAGGTTCCATCAGTAATCTTCTCTTCTACCAGTTGGTAATAGGTTCCATCCTTAGCTTTTAGGATTCCATCCTTCATAACTTCTTTGGTTTTGTTACGGACAAACTTACCAGTTTCAGGATTGAAGGTTACCCCACTCTTGAGTTGTTTGCGGAATTCACCAGTACCTTGTTCTTTGAATTGTGGGACTTCTTTGGTATGGACTTTCATCACACCCTGATCGTCCATCTCATAGAAGTGTTCAGTGGTTGTTCCGTCTTCCACCCGTTCCATAATCTCAATAGATTCAAAGGCTTGAGCAAGGGGAACATTCTCGGTTCCATCATCGACTGTTTGTAATGCTTCCTCAGTAGGAACTACTTGCTGTACGGTGTGGGTATCCGTCCAGATATCTTGTAGGTCGAAAGCGTCAGCGATGGTGACTTCAACAACTGTATTAACAGTTTCTTCGGTATCGAGTAGTTCGATTGCTTCTGCCTTGTCTACAATCTTCTTGGTTTGCATTCTTCTGGTAATAAGTTGTTCACGTTTAGTGAGTTGCCAATCCTTTTTGGGAATCTGTTTATCGTGGATGAATGTCTTGCCGGTGAGTTCTTCCAGGGCAAGGATTGCACCTGAGATATCAACTGAGCGTTCAACACCAAGGTATTCATTACGAGAGTGGTATGACCAAGGAAAAGTGTCATCGGCTCTTGGTGTGTAATTAGTGAAGTTGTGCGGCGAAATCTGGGTTGCGTTGCCCGCTTCATCGGCAACAAACACTTCGACGGTTCCAGAGACATCTTTGCCGTAGATCGCAGACGTGTTAGAGCCCGGCGTCACATCGCTGCTGTTGTCGCCGAAAACAATCGCTTTATCGCTTGACCCTGTTCCGGTCGTCGTGCCGATCAAAAGCGTTCCGCCTGAAGTGATTCGCATCCTTTCGGTGTTGCTGGTTCCGACGCGGAAATAGTCGCTTTCAAAATTCCAAATCTGCGCGCCTTCACTGACGTTCAAGCCGACCACCACCCCATCGGTATTAGTGCTTCCGGTGGTGTCGTTTGTGTACTGCGTTAGCGCTTCGCCTCCGCTATCCTCGTGAATGTGAAGGATGCGTTGCGGGTTGTTGTGGTTGATACCGACGTTGCCCGCCGTGTCTATCGTTATCGCGGGATCGACGCCGACGTTCACGCTTGGCGAGATTTTGAATTTGTCGGAATCGGAATTATCAATTCCCATCTGCCAGCGAGTGATTCCCGGCAATAGGAAATTGACCGTTGAATCGCCTAATCCGTTTTGCTCAATTGTTAGCCCAACCGCCCCGCCGACTTCACTATCATTTTGCGAAACGTGAAGCGGCGACGATGGCGATGTTTCGCCATTGACACCGAGAAAGCCACCAAACCAAGCATCACCGTCATCGAGAATCGCAAATCGATCCACAGACGCACCGGAAGCGTACCGCGTAATTGTGAACACCCCCGTGTCGTTGGAAATCGAGTAGTCAGTATAAACGTCGTTTTGCCAGATGCCTCGCTGTAATTTAACGCCAGCGATCTGCCCACTTCCGGTAGTCGCTTCGACCTTCGCGTAAACGTCGCCGTCATTGGAGACGTGAAGCAGTTCATCAGGCGATTGCGTTCCGATACCGACGTTACCATCTGTCTGGATAACGAAGACTCCGTTCGCCATGTTCGTTAGGGGGTTGATCTCGAAGTTATCGTTATCGCTGTTGTCTATACCGACTGCCCAGTTCGTAGTGTTCGTAGACCAGTAGAGCAGTGGGTCGCCGGTAGCGTTGTCGTGGTTGATCCTCGCCTTTAGATTCGCCGTATCATTCGAGTAAAGTTCAAACGGCTGAGTAGGCGCAGCGGTTCCGATACCTAGCCCGCCATCTTTATCAATCACTACGGGGTCGCCCCATAGTCCAGCGTTCCTAGCTTGGAGGTAGAGTTTGCCGGTATTATCCGCCCCGTCCCGCTTCGCCCCTACTTGCCCAAGGAAGGTATGAACATCAGCGTTCGTTTGTAGACTGAACGTCATCGAAGCCCCGTCAGAATCACTAAACGCTACCCCTGTCGTCCGCTTGTTGATAGCGTCCATTCCCGTAGCGTAGCTCGCTACCGCAGTAGTCCGCTGCATCTCTATGACCGGGAAGGATGAACCAACAACGGTTAGGTATGCGTCAGGTGTAGAAGTCCCGATACCGACGTTGCCCCCGTCAAAGATCGCCGCATACGTGCCGTCGCCAATATAGACCGACGTTGTCCCATCTTCAAAATGCCCGGCATAAGTGCCGGATGCGATATACCCCTGTCGCGTTCCATCAGTGAAATACGATGCTGACCCGCCATCGCATAGATGAACCTGAACACCGCTCGTGTCTTCAAAAGTCGCTGCTCTGGAATTATTCGGATCTACAATGTATGCGGTATAGGTTCCATCGCTGCCGTAGAATGCCGAATCGTCGCCGAGCAGCGAAGTAAAATTTCCGTTGGTAAATTCAACTGAACCGATTGTATAGATAGCCCGCCCCGTATCCGCAGAGTCAGCTAGATAGACTTGATAAGTTCCATCCGTTAACCATGCTGCCATCTTACTACCATCAGTGGTTACGTCGAATCCGTAACTACCAAACATATTGATGGTATCGGTAGAGTCTGTGTATTGGACAGGTCCACCGGAGAAGAGTAGCTTGGAAGCATCCCAAGTGACAGAAGCATCAGAACCAGCACCGAAGGTAATCGATTGGTTGTCTGCTGCAAGGGTGAGGTTTTTATTGTTGACGGGTTTAATACCCGATCCTGAACCATCCACTTGCCAGAGATTGAATCCTTGGGCAAAGAGGGTGGATGGTATTAGAAGAAGGATTGTAAGGATTAACTTGTGCATAATTAAGTACCCTTCGATAAGAGAAGGTGCAAAATTAGGATTCCGAAGAGGATAAAGGTGGTAAGTTCCATCAGTCTTCAAAAGCGTAGATTTCAACTTTACATGCTGCTGTGTTGGCTTGCATCCGAAGGGTAGCACCTGGATACATACGGAAGAGGGCAGGTTCCCCTGCTTCCATACGACCGATAGGTTTCATGGTCGTATCCTTTGCACCCCAATCAACATAGTTGTCGGAGTCTGTGTTAATCATCAGTACCCACCCTTCGGTAGTGAGTTCACTGAGATCTACGTCTATCTCCGAAGTCCCGATTGTAACCGTGCCGGGGGATGGACCCCCTACCGCATCTTGGACGAGGTTTGAAATGGAAACTTGACGTTTGGGGAAAGCGAGGTTTCCGTTGTCTACCTTGATAGATGCAACGATTGCGACTGTACCTGCCATGATTAGATTCCTTTGGTGGTTGGAATTTTGGTATCCTGCCGTATTGGTCATGGCAGGGGATAGTGTCTGACTCGTAAGAATTCATATATTATCCGGTTGAACCAGGGAACTTCATCTTGGCTATACGAAGACCATAAGGGGGTCCAGCTTCAAGACCTTCCTTAGCTCCAAGAAACTTTTCGGCAGCTAGGATGTCTTGAATGGATCGCTCAACCATTGTTCCCTCTTCGGTGGTTACCCGTTTGGGACTCTTTGCCATATCGGAAATGTTGGCATCAGTAATTTCATCCGACATATCTGTTCTCCATTGAGTTCAAGCAAGTAGAATCACTCGTAAGTTTCTAAATAATTACAGCAAAGATCAACAGGGATCAATGATAGACCCTATCAATATTTTAATATTGGGAGTGCGAGGTATCTGTGATACTAAGACCTATCAATATTTTAATATTGGAAGTCTACCTTTCTGGAATAAAAGGATTATCTGGTTTTGGTGGAGGTGGAACGTAAGGGTTCACTTCCTTCTGTTGATCTATCAGGTCGAGGATTGGATCAACGGCATCTTGTATGATGTCTTCCTCCAATGTCTCGACTGCCTTGTATGCCGTACCGCAATGTTTGCACTTGCGTCTTCGCAATACGACTGTTTTGGTTCTCCCTTTGTAGCTTACGGTATTGGTATAGGTGTGGGTTACTTTACTGAATTGACTAAAGCATTGGGGACATCGTAAGGACATTTCACCTCCCTTTCCTTGGTGGGAAAGCTATGAGAATAATTGTCCAAACAATCCAAACAGTAAGTATCCCAAGTAGAAAGATGTTTTCTAACATAAAGCCCTCTCTTTCATCTTATCTAAGATGGGAGTTTCCTTGGTCTCTTTGTATTTCGTAAGAAATCGAAGAATCCTTGGTCTCTTACATCGGTCTGACTGGTTGACGACGGGATCGCCGTGCTTCCTGTTTTGCTGCGTAAATGTCTGAAAGTTTGCGTTTGGGTGCTGGTGGTGCTATCGGCTTATCCATTGATTCCGGTGTACGGAGTGTTGCACCTTCCAGGGATGCCAGTGCAAGACAACCGACACAGTTATCGAGATAGTCATTGTCTGGTCTGGTTTCCTTGTGTACCCATAGTTCCTTAGATCGATAACCTTGTCTTCCTTTGCGGTAATCGATTTCAGGTTCTTCTGATCCGGCAACATGATCGGCAAACATTTCGTGTCTTGCTGGATCTCCCTCATGGAGATAGATTGCTCCCGATGTTCCTGCCGGTGAAGCAAGACGAACGAAGAGGAATGATTTTAAGCGGTTGACATCCATTGCCATGTGTGTGAGTCCATCATTGTTTGGTTTGGTTAACCACTTGGACTCTTCCACATTGGGGTGTAACTGATGCTCGAATAACCAACCCTTGGTGGGGTTGTATTCCTCATACTGCTTTTGATGTGGTCCGATACCCTCACCGTGCATCGGTATGATTCGTGGATCTCCTTTCTCTCGAATGAATCTTCTGATTACGTCATTGGTCTTACCCCATTGGGTATCAATCCCGATCTTGTTAATCATCAGGAAGGATTGGTGTTGGTCCTGCTTCGTGAACTTTCTGGAAAGAAGTTGGGTAGTTAGTTTGTCCAGGGCATGGTAGATCTTGGCCTCAAGGGGTGCTGCGAGTTTACCGTTGTTGTGTCGTTCTCCAAGGTTCCTGTGTTGGGGGTAATCCTCAAAGAATAGCCTTGAGAGTCCCATCCAGCCTTGTGTCATGGATTTTGAGAAGTAGCGTGTTCTGTAGCTGGGAAAGGTGTCGTACTCGATGAAGACACCTGTGTAGTCGTTTTTGAAAGCAAAGAGGGTGTAGAACAAGACTTCATTCTGAACGTCGATGTGACAGACAATCTTGGTGGCATCGATGGGTGGAACTGATCGGGGGACTGCGATAGTCCTTTCTGCAACTTGGGCGGGAGTTAACAGGATCAGTTGGTTTTCATCGAGGTTCTTTGGATTGTTCTGGAATTCGGCAGGGAAGGTGGCAGGTGCGGTGAATCGCTTGTTCATCGCGTTCTGCTGTGCCGAGATCTCGATGTTCCCTTTGAGTTTGGGATCTTTGTTGTAGCGTTGATCCCAGGAGCAGACGAATCCATCGTCCATGACTTCCTGGTTATCCTTGTAGTATTCCGTTGCTAATCGGATGTCCTTGAATTGTCTGAGTGATTGTTTGCGAAGTTCCTGGTATCTGATCCAATGCCCTCCTGTTACCGATTCGATGTCGATAATGTAGTCGTCCATTCCTTCGGGCCAACTGGTGACCATTGAGCAGCGTTTACCATTCCATTCCGGTTTCTTGTCTGGATCGAGGTAGGTATCGGATACATCATCCTCTCGAATGACTGTGCAGGGCATGATGCAAGAGATCATCTTGTCCGGTCCTGCTAGACCGGCAATAGCACCGTCAATGAGTCTCACAATCTTTTCACAACTTGTGGGTGATTCCGCCTTTTGGTCCTTTTGGATGTCGTCCAAGAGTACAACGTCTGGTCTTGGTTGTTCCAGGGTAAGAGGGTGTACGTCTGCTTCACCACGGATACTACCGTCAATACCGCTGGTTCTGATGAGAATACCAGAGGACTTGACTACCTTACGGTCGAGGTGGGGAACGTATCGGAGGTAGTCGGGATCTTCTTTCTCGAAGAGTTCAATAATGTCATCATCGAGTAAGAGGGAGGGATAGCGGATAGTGTCACTTCCCCATTCGATGTGTGTGGGGTTGCCGTTGTAGAGTTGTCCTTGTGCCAAGTGCCATCTATTTTCCAGGGCAACAATCGGTACTGCTATTTCTGGGAAGTCTTGTCGTAGATCGGGAGACTGATACCAAAACATCTTGACTGCTTCAAGTGTTTGGGTCGCCTTGTCTTTCATCGAGCCAACAAAGAAGGGGAAGGTTTTGTGGGCATAGGCAGTTCCCCAGATCATAGATGCTCGACACCATGCCGTTTTCCCTTGACCGCGAGGCATGGCAAGTGCAAACATACCACCTTCAAGGAAGACTGTCTGCATTCGGTCACAGCATTCCATGTGGTCGTCAGAGGGTGGCAGGTAGAAGATCTGATTGAGATAGGTGTCCCCAAACTTTTGGAGATCGTACTTGCAGGATAGGCGACGTTCCCAATTGATCCCTGTGAAGTCGATGGGGAAGATATCCCTTACTGATCGGTTGGCAGCACGGATACCCCGCAATCCATGTTCTCGACGTTCTGCGGTGTATGCCTGATCTTCACCAGTGTTCTTACGGGATCTACCAACCTTCTTAGCTGTAAGTTTTGGTGTGAGATCAACCGTGGTTTTCTTTTGGGAGGTGACTACCGCTTTCTTTTTGGTCTTGGTGGTTTGTCCAGTTCCAGTAGTTGATTTCTTTCTGACCGTCTTCTTTGGAGAGGAAACACCAGTGGCTTTCTTTTTGGGAGTGGGTGTCTTCTTCTTAGTGGTGTAGGTTCCTTCCTTCTTGACTACCCTCTTGGAAGTAGTGCGTTTTTGTACGGTTCCCTTTCCCTTTCTGGAAGAAACAGAGAAAAGGGCTTTGTTGGGTGGTGGTTTGGTATCTGCATCAGGATCTTCAACAGGGGTTTTCTTTCCCCCTGGTTTTCGTCCAGGCTTACCACCTGTTTTGTTCTTGATTGCTCCACCGGGGGCTGTGGTTGAGGATTTAGCCCTACTTTTCCGCTTTCTGACCTTTTTGGAGGTTCCCGGTCCAGAAGGTTCATATTTGTCGAGTAAAACAGCCATAAATGCCCTCTAACTACTTATATACCTTTACTTTCAGAGGGAAATCACACCACTTTGAAATCCTTGCGTTTATGTGTAATCCCCGTTTCGATCCCAAAATACACCTTACGATTAAAGTTGTCAAGAGTGTATTTAGAGTATGTACACAATTATAAATTTGTAAAAATTTCCTATTTCCATCCCATCTACTCAGGAAATCTTTTATCATATTTGAAC